TCTACCAGCGTGGAGGGGCGAGACATCGTCCACTGATATCGCTGATGGCTTATTTCACGGTGCTGGTTTATGCCAGCGTCCCTTTCCGTTACCTGTTTGGCCTGTATCACGAATCGCACTGGTTTGTGGTGCTGGTGAACGTCCTGATATGCGCCGCCGTTCTCTGGGCTCGGGGAAACGTTGCGCGCCTGGTTGATGCACTGAGGCACTAATGAACCAATCACAATTTCAAAAGGCGGCTGGGCTAAGCGCCGAGTTAGCTGCGCGCTGGTTTCTGCCCGTGAGTGAGGCGATGAAAGAGTTCGGCATCACCAAGCCGGTAGACCAGGCGATGTTCATTGCTCAGGCAGGGCATGAATCAGCTGGTTTCACTCTGCTGGTGGAAAGCTTCAACTATCGCATTGCTGGACTGGTTAACTTCATCCGTGCGGGACGCCTCACAGCAGACCAGGCAAACACGCTTGGCCGCCGTCCTGAAGAGCGAACATTACCGATTGAGCGTCAGCGTGCCATTGCTAACCTGGTATATAGCAAACGCATGGGGAACAACGCTCCAGGAGACGGCTGGTTATACCGTGGGCGTGGCCTTATCCAGATTACCGGTCTCAATAACTACCGTGATTGCGGCAACGGCCTGAAGATTGATTTGGTCAAGCAGCCTGAGCTATTGGCCGAAGATGTTTATGCAGCCAGAAGCGCTGCTTGGTTCTTCGCTACTAAGGGATGCCTGAAGTACTCCGGAGACCTGATGCAGGTGACGAAGATTATCAACGGCGGCACGAACGGACTTGAAGATCGTCGCGCTCGCTTCGGTAAGGCGAAAACGGTACTGGTGTGAGGTTGATATGGGATTAGAAACAATCGTCGGTATTGCTGCGCTAGTTATGGCGGCTATCGCTGGTGCTTTTGGCATTGGTCATTCACGCGGTACCAGCAAAGCAGAAGCCAAAGCCGATCAGCAGCGCACTGAAGAAAAGGCGGCAGCCACTGAAGCAGTAGCCGAACGCCGGGTAGAAGCAACGAAAGAGGCCAGCAATGTACAGCAGACTGTTAACCGCATGCCTGATGACGATGTTGATCGCGAGCTGCGGGACAACTGGACCCGTAAGGGTTGAGGTAGTGGACACTGCTTGCGACTGGGTTAAACCTATCTACGGCACAGTGCACGACTGGGATGTACTGGATAAGCAAACGAAGCGTGACATCCTGGCGCATAACAAAGCGTGGCAGGCTAACTGCGTTTTGAAGCAATAAATCATTATCCCCATGTTCTTTCCGTTTCCATTGCTTGGTATATTGACTGAATGGCAAAGGAGGGAACATGAGAGATGTAGGGACTATACGAAATCCTTTAACAATTATTGCCGTTTTTGCAGGGTTGGTTGAGGTTAGTGCAACTGCTGTATTACCATTTCTACATGACGTTATGCTTCAGAGTCGTTTTGTCTGGTTCTTGATTTTTTTCCCTATAATGTTGGTGATAATGTTCTTTTCTGTTTTGGTCTTCAAACCTGAAAAATTATACGCACCAAAGGATTTTAGGGATGACAAATCTTTCTTAGATATTCATGCCAAGCAAAAAGTTGCCCTTTCTGGAGCTAAAATAGAGCATAGCAAGCCAGTAAAAATCGAAATTGGAGCACAGAAAAAATGGAGTTGAAATCGCGGCAAATTATTGAAAACGCGACAATAAAATTAGATGGCGGGACATACAGTAATGTAACATTCCAAAACTGCCAAATGGTCTATTCAGGTGAGGGTGGAGAGATAAACTTCTTAGGTTGCGCTTTCATTGATTGTTCATGGCATTTTGATGGCGCTGCGGCAAATACTCTCTCATTCGTCAATACTTTGGCCTCTGCCATGGGAGATGATGGAAAAGATTTTGTGCAGCAAATGTTCAAAGATGTTTTCAAATAATCTGATTTAGTTGAATGAACCTCGCGATGGCGAGGTTTTTTATTTTAGAAATATCAATTCATTAACTTCGTTTTTTTTAATCGGTAACATCGGTGTCCCTTTTCGTATTTCATTAAGCCGATGAAACTTGTTATACCTACCAAGGGGCAATTATGCAGGTCACTATTGATGGTGTCCCGTTTGTGCCTGCCTGCGCTTCAGCGTCACGGATTGGCATTGCCATTACTACCCACAACCGGCCAGACGTTTTAAACCGCGCCATTGAGCAGCACATTAAACATCTGCCCGCCGGGGCGCTGGTGGTGGTAGTCGATGATGGTTCAAAACCTGCCGCAGTAGTGCCTGACGGCGTGCAGCTGCTTCGCCATGAAACATCACTAGGCATTGTTGCTTCGAAGAACGCCAGTTTAACCGCGCTGATGGACGCCGGGTGTGAGCATCTATTCCTTTGGGACGATGACGCCTGGCCCATCGCTGATAACTGGCACCTGCCATACATCGAATCACCAGAACCTCACCTTGCTTACCAGTTTCTCGATCTGGCAGGGACGAATAAGCTGAAGGATATGGCGGTCCTGTACCGGGATGATAAGCACATTGCTTACACCGGACAGCGCGGCGTGATGCTGTATTACCACCGTAGCGCCATAGAGAAGGTTGGCGGTTTCGATCCCGTTTACGGTCGCGGCATGTACGAACACAGTGACCTCGCGCTACG